GAACGGGGACACAGTAGCGCTGAAGATGACGGCATCTGGCGCTGACGATCTTGGCCTTACGTTTATGACTGAGCCCTAATGTTCATCACCCAATCCCGTGGCAGGGCTGTTGTTTGGCGGCAGGCAGAAGCTGCGCCTCCTTCGGAAACCGGAACTTATGCGCCAAGGGGTAAGTGGTCGGTTGTTGGGCGAGGGTTCAGGGCTCGTGCTTACTCGCATGTTTCAGAAGGCGCTGCAACCGGCACAACGATAGATTGCGCAGTAGGCGATGCTTCTGCGACAGGACTATCTGCCTCTGTTGTTCGCGCCACGACCATCAATGCAGCAGTCGGCAATGCCGACGCCTCTGGGCTGACGGCAAGCGTTGTTCGCGCAACCACGATAAACGCGGCATTAGGAGATGCAGCGGCAACGGGCCTAGCAGCATCGCTTTCCTTCGGTGGCACCGTATTTGCAAGTGTTGGCGTTGCTTCTGCAACAGGCTTACAGGCGACGGTCTCGCAAGCGACGGTTATCGCTTGTTCTGTAGGCGGCGCAACTGCAACAGGTTTGGCCGGAACGCTTGAGACTGGGATCGTTATCCAGGCTGGCTTCGGGCAGGCTACAGCAACAGGCTTAAGCGCTGCTTTGTCCATGCCAAGCAGCATTGCATGTGGCGTAGGCGTTGCCTCTGCGACGGGCTTGTCAGCCTCCATCAGCACATCAACTGATGAGCTTTATCCGCTCGCTGGACTGTCTGAAATCTATCCGCTAGCCGGTCAAACTGAGGTGTAAACATGTCGCTTGTAGTCGAGGACGGCACCGGCCAAGCTGGTGCCGAATCATTTTGTTCGGTGAGCTTTGCCGATTCTGATCTAGGCAACTTCGGCTTTACCTTGTGGGCAACCATGAGCACAGCTGAGAAAGAACAGGCGCTTCGACGGGCCACACGTTACATGCAACAGGTTTATCGCTTGCGCTGGGCTGGTGAGCGCTACACGACAACGCAGGCTCTGGACTGGCCTCGGGCTTATGTTCCACGCAAAGATGCGCCAAGCGGTGGCATGTGGGGATACAGCGGGCTTCGTCAGGACTACCCATACGACCAGGTGCCCAGCGAAGTTCAGCAAGCCTGCGCAAAGCTGGCCTACAAAGCCGCGTTTGGTGATTTGGCCCCGGACATCCAGCAAGCCAAAACACGCGTCAAGGTCGGCCCGATTGAAACCGAATATGCGCCTGGTTCTATCCAATACACCCGCTATCGGGAGATTGATAACCTGTTGTCGCCGTTCCTCAAAGTTGGCAGCGGAATGATCCCGATGAGTCGCGCATGAACGAGCTTCACATCGTGCCACTGGACGACTACAGAGAACACGAGTGCTACACGGACTGCTGGTGCCACCCAAGTGAAGATGATGAGATTGATGGTGTTTTCATCCACCACGCGATGGACGGGCGCGAAGCGTTTGAGAGCGGCGAAAGGCTGATGTCATGAGTTTCTACACAGACTTGGCCGCTACAGCATCGCAGTTGATCCGTGAATATGGCGCTTCCGCTTCGCTCAAAACAATCACACAGGGCACATACGACAACGCCACATCCAAGGCTGGGACGGCAGACGCGACCGTATCTGTGAGCGCTGCGGTTTTCCCGGGCGCTGGTTATCGCTATCTGGACGGCTCACAGGTTCAAGAAGGTGACCAATACGGGCTCATTGCGGCGTCTGTCGTCAACCCCCCAAAGGTAGGTGACACCATCGCCTGGAATGGGGCCCCACTTGGGGTGATTAAGTCCTCCGTGCTGGCCCCGGCTGGCATCAATGTGTTGTACGAAGTTGGTTTGAGGGGCTGATATGGGATGGTCAATCGATCTTGGTCGCCTTGCTGAAAAGTACAAAGGCGACATGGATAAGACTGTCCGTGCTGCAACCATCCTGGCGGCTCAGAAGGTCGTTATGCGAACCCCGGTTGATACCGGTCGGCTGCGTGCCAACTGGCAATTCCAGGCCGGATCGATCAACTCTGCAACCACAGACGCCAAAGATCAAGGCTTGGCCGTTCTCGCAAACCTCACGGCGCAAATCAATGCAAGCCCTGTCGGCGGCAGAACCTACATCTCCAACAGCCTGCCTTATGCGCAGCGAATTGAGTACGAAGGTTATTCAAAAGTCAAAGCGCCCCAAGGCATGGTTCGCATATCCCTGGCCGAGTTGCCAGCCGCTATTGATCGACTGGTGAAGGGGAACCAATGAGCGACCAAGTTATCCGCTCCCTGCTAGAGACGCGGCTAGATACCCTTGCGCCATCGATTCCAACGGTCAAAGAAAACACCTCTTACACGCCAGTCAAAGGCACCACATACCAGCGTGTTTTTGTGCTGATGGCGCAAACAGAAAACCCAACACTTGGCGACGGCTTTAAGCGTGAGCGCGGAATTCTCCAAGTGAGTTTGTATTTCCCTGAGTTTGTTGGGACTGGCGACGCTATTGCACGTTCTGAGGCCATCAAAGCCCTATTCAGGCGCGGAACAACATTAGAACAAGGGTCAGTCAGGGTCCAGGTTTACGGAAGCCCATACGCATCACCTGGAAGAAACGACGAGGGCTTTTACATGCTGCCTGTGTCGATCCCATTCAAAGCTGACGTTTACAGCTAAGCACCAATCACTTAACGCAAGCCACCTTCGGGTGGCTTTTTTTTCGCCTGCCGTGTGTGGGCTTTTTGTCCTTGAAAGGAAGTCATCATGGCTTTTGCAACCGGCGTAGCGAAACAACTGCGCTATAAGAAAGAATCAACTTGGGGCACAGCTCCTGGCTCATCTGGCGCTCAGCTATTGCGCCGCGTCACCTCTGACTTGTCACTGACAAAAGAGGTTTACCAGTCCGGCGAAATCCGCAGCGACTACCAGATCACAGATTACCGGCATGGTGTTCGTTCCGTTTCTGGAAGCGTTAACGGTGAACTGTCGCCAGGAACTTACAGCGATTTCATGGGCTCTGCCCTGCGCAAGAACTTTGCCTCAGTTTCCGCCTTGACTGGCCTGTCAATCACCATCGCAGGCACTGGCCCCTACACGATCACCCGCGCTTCTGGCGACTTCCTGACCGGTGGAATCAAGATCGGCATGGTTGTTCGTTTGACTGCTGGCAGCTTCACTACTGGCAATCTAAACAACAACATCTTGGTGACGGGCGTTACTGCCACGGTCATCACCGGTATTACGCTGAACGGATCTTCGCTCACAGCTGAAGGCCCAATTGCTTCGGCCACAGTGACCATCCCAGGTAAGGCAACCTACACGCCAACGACCGGCCACACCGACGACAGCTACTCATTCGAGCACTGGCACGCCGACATCACCCAGTCCGAATTGTTCACTGGCTGCAAAGTCAACACCATGGAAATCAGCCTGCCACCTTCAGGCATGGCTACGGTGAACACCGGCTTGATGGGCAAAGACGTGACCACCAGCGCCAGCTCAGCTTACTTCTCTAGCCCCACCGCTGAAACAAGCGCTGGCGTGTTGGCCGCTGTGAACGGTGTTGCATTCGCATTGGGTTCGCGTCAGTACGCAATGACGGGGCTGTCCATCAGCATCAATGGAAACATGACCGCTGAGCCTGTGATCGGTTCAAACACATACGCCGACATTTTTGAGGGCCGCGTTGCTGTAACAGGCAATTTCACTGCGTTCTTTGAAAACGGCACGTTCCGTGATGCGTTCCTTGATGAAACCGAAGTTGCTTTGTTCTTCGTGTTTACGGCCAGCAACGCCAACAACGCCGACTTCATCGCCTTCGCAATCCCCCGCGCCAAGCTGGGCAGCTCCAGCAAAGACGACGGCGAGAAGGGCATTGTGCAAACACACGACTTCCAGGCCCTGTTCAACAGCGCTGGCGGGTCTGGCGTAGCTACAGAGAAAACCACTCTCTGGGTGCAGGATTCCTTGGCCGCTTAACCAATCGCAGTGCCATTGCCCGCCTAGCGCGAACTTTTTTATCCCCGGTCGAAAGACCAAAACCAGCACCGACCGCGCCCTGACCTCTTTCTTTGCGGGAAGAGGCGGGGTGCGGCACGGGCATTCACTCCCCGCAAAGGAAATCCATGAGCTTTGACATCACAAAACTTGACATCGTTTCGACCTCTGAAGAAGGACACGACGTACACATCATCAACCCCAAGACAGACGAAAGCACAGGCATCGTCATCAAGGTAAAGGGAATGTTTTCTGCCCGCATTCAGGAATTGATTGCCAAGCAAAAGAAACGAGACGCGATGCGTGCTCGCAGTGCTGTTGCAAAAGCCGTTGCAGACGAAGAGGACGAAATCCCCGCTCTTCTTTCTGAGGCCGCGCTCAACTGGGGCACGGTTGATGAAAAAGATGACCAAGTAGTGAACTGGGGCGACATCAACGAAGGCGGAAAGCCAGTGAAGTTCTCAAAGGCAGAGGCTTTGCGCGTCTTCACCGATTACCCACTAATTCGCGGCCAAGTTCTGGCGGCTGTCGCTGATGTCAAAAATTTCATCAAGGGCTGATCTCTGAGGTTCAGGCGTTCGCAAAGCATGAATTCGGCCTGCTCAAAAAGCAGTCTGACGGCAAGTCGCTGCGCGAACACCTGGAGGCAGCCCAAAGGTTCATCGGCAAGACGCCTGACGAACTGATAGGCCCAGAACTCCCGCCAGAAGCATTTCATTGGTGGGAGTGGTGGCAAGAGCTTGCTTCAGGCAGGCAGTGCGGCATGGCCGCGAACCCCATTGCATGGGCCGACATGGCCGCATGGGCGCAACTCACAGGCAGATCACTTGAGCCGTGGGACTTGACAGCGATTCGCTGCATTGATGGCGAGTTCATGGCAATGACCAGCGAGTCAGAGCCAAAGAAGACAGAACCAAGGAAAAAGAATGGCCGCTGATATTTCAACGCTAACGATTGAAGTTGATTCTCGCGGCGTTGTTCGTGCGCGTGATGAGCTTGGTCGTTTTGCTGCCGCTGGCGATAGGGCAGAGACGACGGCCACCAAAGTTACCAGCGCATGGCGGGCTTTTTCTGGCGTGCTGGCGACACTTGGCCTTGGCTTGGTTGCGCGAGAGTTGGTTCAGATGGCCGACACCATGAGCCTGCTGGATGCTCGGCTGAAGATGGCGACCCGCTCGTCTGCTGAATTCCTTGCCGCTCAAGCCGACATCTATCGTATCGCTCAAGCAAACAATGTCGGCATCAAAGAAACGACTGAGCTTTACGTAAAGCTTTCCGACCCAATCCGCGCTCTAGGTGGCAGCACTAAAGAAGTGGCTGCAATCTCTGAGGCATTCGCTGCCAGCCTGCGTGTTGGCGGAGCGTCAGCGCAAGAGGCATCGGCTGCGACCATGCAGTTTGCGCAAGCGATGGCATCCGGTGTTCTGCGCGGGGATGAATTCAATTCAATCGCTGAAGCGTCTCCGCGCTTCATGAAGGCAATGGCTGATGGCATGGGCGTTCCAACTGGCGCGCTCAGGAAAATGGCCGAAGCAGGAGAACTTACCGCCGATGTTGTCGGTAATGCGCTTGTTTCTGGCCTTGCGAAACTTCAGGCTGAATCGGCGTCAATGCCGGACACGGTTGGGGGTGCTTTCCAGCGGCTAAACAACGACGTTTCACTGACGGTTGCAAAGTTCAACGAAGCGACGGGCGCAACAGCTGCTTTGGCGGCTGGTATAGGCGTGGTTAACGACATCGTTATCCGTCTGTCTTCAGTCATGTCATCGTCGCTTGCTGATGGTGTTTACAAGGCTGGGGACAGCTTTGACTACCTGACAGCAACTATTCGTGTTGTTGGCACAGTGTTTGAAACGCTGATGGTTCTCGGCCTGAACATCTCGTTTGTATTGAAGGGAATGGGGCGTGAGATAGGTGGGATTGCTGCTCAACTTGCGGCGCTTGTGACTGGAGATTTCAAAGCATTTGGCGCTATTCGTGACGGCATGGTGGCTGACTCTGAGGCCGCAAGGAAAGCGCTTGATACGGAAACGGCGAGCATTGTCGGGATGACAGAAAAGGCCATTCAGGCCCGCGATGTCGTTAGGAACTTTAGCCTTGCTAACTCTGAGGTTTCGAGCGAGATGGCCAGACTCGCTGGCCGAGTAAATGCAGCCTCTGGCGCTTTCGTGACCCTCAAGAGCGCACAGGAACAAACCAAAGGTAAAGGCTCTACAAAGGCTGTCGTTGATGAGTACGAAAAGCTCATCACGTCGATCAAAGAAAAGATCGCGCTGCAAGAAGCTGAACTTAACCAAGGCCGCGAGTTAACCAAAGCTGAGCAACTTGCCGCCAGCGTTACGGCTGATTTGGCTTCCGGGAAGCTGAAACTCAGCCGTGCTCAGAAGGAAAACATTGATTCAGCAATCGCGCTGTACGACAGCACAGAGCGCTTGAATGAGGCCAAACGTTCGTCTGCAAAGCTGTACGAACAATCGCTGTCGTCTGCCATCAAAGAAAACCAGACGATTCAGCAGCAGATTGAAGCGCTGAAGCTGCAAACCGAAGAAGTCGGAAAATCAGAGTATGCGTTGGCATTGCTCGCCGAAGCTCGTCTGTACGACGCAGCCGCGCAGAAAGAGGCTATGGCCGCAATGGCTGATGGCGAAGACCTGACAGGGCGTCTTGGTGAGCTTTACAGAAAGCAGGCCGAAGAGTTGCGGAAATTGGCGGCGGCAAAGCTTGACTTTGCAAACGTCAAAGGAGCAAACGACCTTGGCATTCAAAGTTTGGCAGAAGCCACAAAACAAATTGAGGACTTCCAGTCCTACATCGACAAGATCGATTCTTCGCGCCTTGACGGAATGTTTAACGGTGCACTCAAGGGCATCGACAAGCTGATCACGGCGACGAAAGCGCTCGGGACGCTCAACGAGAAATCGGATAAGGCGAAGTTGGCCGCAATAGATAAATACGGCAAAGGATCTGTAGAAGTCATCAAGATTGAGAACGCGACACTCCAGA